TTCTTTTCTTAATCAGCTCTACAAAGCCATATTAAGCTATCTAACGTTAGATTTAACACACTTTAATTGCATAGTGGTATATTCATATACCTTGATCAATTTAAATGCATTAAAACGCTTTAAAATGATTATATTTTATTTTATATCTTATTTTTATGTATATTTTGATGACTCTGCCTGTTTTGGACCCGTGTGGTGTAAGTAACCAACTCTCTCTACACTTCATACTTTCCATCTGACACTTGTATATCCTTTATGAATTCAATACCTTTATAAATCTAATACCCTATGGCACGCAAAAAAAACAAACTTGTAACTTACGATGAGAATTATCTTAGGCACATATCCTTTTGTATAGACAACAATATTAAGATATATGCCGTGCCAAAGAATCAACGAGAATATTATGTTGAAGTAAATGATAATGGTAAAATAGTTCGTTCACCAGAACCTTATGGATTAAAACAATGGAGTGATAAGATCATAGAGTTATATACATTCTATTACTACAAACATAACCCAACCGACAAATAGTCAGATAATTTATATTATATATATATTACATAGTGTATTATATTACATAATGTATTATATTGCATAGTGTATTATATTACATAGTGTATTATATACATAGTGTAATACATAATGTATATATACATATATATTACATATATATCTGACATATATTCAGTTGGAATAAGTAAAGTACAAAAACAATCTAAATTATTATTTATTATATGGCACTAAAACAAATTGAACTAGAAGTACCAACAACTCTATCTGACATTAAACTTTGGCAATACCAAAAGTATATGAAAATCTTAGAGCAAAATAAAATAGAAGATGCCGAAGATCAAGATCAGGTAATGGATTTCTTAAACATGAAACTTGTTGAGATATTTTGTAACGTATCTCTTATTGATGTAAGCAAGATACCGTTAAACGAATACAATAAAATACTAGAAATATTAAATAAGGCATTTCAAGAAAAACCTAAGCTTGTGCAAAGATTTGACTTGCTTGATGTTGATATGGGATTTATACCCAAACTTGACGACATCACACTTGGCGAATATGTAGATATTGAATCAAACATTTCTGATTGGCAAAAAATGCACAAAGCTATGGCTGTATTGTATCGCCCAGTTAATTTTAAAGTTAAAGATAAGTATGGAATTGCACCGTACAAGGTTAATGAAGAAACGCAAGAGTTAATGAAAGAAATGCCATTAGATGTTGCAATGAGTTCGATGGTTTTTTTTTACGATTTAGGGAAGGAGTTGCTGGGAGCTATACCGAAATATTTGGAGGCGAATTTGAAGAAAGAGGGTATGCAGACGCTAGACAAGCATTTGGAAAAAAATGGGGGTGGTATCAATCAATTTATGCACTCGCTAAAGGAGATGTCAGAAACTTCAATGCAGTTACCGAACTTCCACTCTACCAATGTTTAAATTACTTAGCATTTGAAAAAGAGAAAATAGATATAGAACAACAAGAAATAAAAAAAGCATATAAAAGATGACAGGTTTTTACGATATACTAGATAAATTAAAAACATATCTACAAGGCAACAACAATGTTAACACAGTTACATTTGGAGATATATTTGAAGTTGATCTTGCTAAACAAACTATATTTCCATTATCTCACATAATTGTAAATAGTTGTACATTTCAAGATCATGTTGTAGTATTTAATTTACAAATATTATGCATGGATATTGTAAATGAAACTAAAGAAGATAAGAAAGATTTAAATAACTACTTTCACGACATAAACAACAAACAAGATGTGTTAAACACTCAGTTTGCCGTAGTTAATGGATTACAATCTGCACTAAGAAGAGGTGAGTTGTTTTCTGATTTGTATCAAATAGATACAGATTACACCGCTAATATGTTTGAGGACAGGTTTGAGAATCTACTTGCTGGCTGGACGCTGGACGTATCAATTACAGTAGCAAACAATCAAATATCAGATATTAATGCTAATGGTCAATCTCCTTGCTAATGAGTTTTAAACTAGACAATACAAAAAAATACTTAGCAGAATATTCTAAGAATCTATTAAAGTTAGCAAAGATAGAAATAGAAAAAGCTGACAGAACTAGAAGTTATAGAAGTGGGAGTATTACAGGAGCTATAGATGCAAGCGGAAGTTTAAAAGATAGTTTGCGACTTCAGGGTGCAAAAACTACAGGTGTTGTTTATAATTATAGCATAACAGGAAATGCGTATGGGGAAGCTGTAGACGAGGGAACAAAAAGATCAACACCACCTGTACAAAAGTTAATCAACTGGCTTGTATCAAAAAACAAAACACTTGTAGATTCAAAAAAAAACATAGTACAATTAAACGATTTTAAGAAAGTAAGAAGAATTGCATTTGCAATACAAAAATCATTAAACATAAATGGAATACAAAGAACTGGATTTATAACAGATTTAGTAAATGCTGAGTTTAAACAATTAAACGACATATATAAACCTGTAGTTAAAGATATTGAGGTTGATATAGACAATATTTTACTTAAAGCAGGATATAAAAAGAAAGGTAAAGATACTTACACAATAGAAACGCAAATTAAAGGATAATGTCAACAATAATAAATACTAGATCACCGTTTTACAAAAAGATAACTAATTCATCTTTACATACAGCAAAACTAGAGCTGTATATTTGGACAGGTGTATACTCAGATAGAGCAGCTACAGATAAAAGATATACATTAACTAAAGAAGAAATTGGAGGTAATAACTTTGTTACTTATGAATTAAGTAAGTTAATCAGGGATTACATGATTACAGAATATAATAATTATTCTACAGATTCTCTTTGGGTAGATGCTGTTGTAGAGATTAGAGATTCTAGTAATGCTATTGTACAAGTTGGTGGATCAGATACAACAACAAGTACATATTTGGCAATAGATGGATATGGTTATTTTGAGGATGGTGCTAATCCTAGAAGCACGCAGTATACAACCCCTATGTTATTGCAAAATAACACTACAATTTATTATAGCGATGGACAAGACATAAGAATACCTGTATATGCCGAAGCTGCAACTGTAACAGCTACACTGTCTCCAAGCGTTACTGATCCTGACGTAAAATGGAATTTAGCTGATATATTTTGGCAAGCAGGTAGTGATACTTGGAATGGAGGTAATTCAAACTTATCTGTTACAGATAATGGTAATAGCGATCAGAAAATACAATATTTAATAATTATTGGCACACAAGATTTAGTTGATAATTCAACACTAACTTTATCTAGTAACAATTCTTCATACTCTACAAATACTGTTATCACGCTAACAAAGGTATGTGAACCTAAGTATGTTCCACTTAGTATTATATTTTACAATAAATATGGTGCTCTACAAAATATGTGGTTCTTTAAGAAATCTATTACAGATATAAATATAACATCTGAAACGTTTAAGAATAACATGATTGACTTTGATAACTCAGGAGGTACTCCTAGTTATGCACTTACAAAACACCAAGAGAAAAAATTTATTGCTAACGGTAAAGAATCTATTACAATAAACTCTGGGTTTTACGATGAATCGTTTAATGAGGTAGTTAGACAAATGTTATTATCTGAACAAGTATGGATTTATGATGGTAGTAGTACTTTGCCTATAAATTTAAAATCAAATACATTACAGTTTAAAAAATCTGTAAACGACAAATTAATTAGCTATACTATATCATTTGAGTATGCCTTTGATAAAATAAATAACATTATATAGTGAGACAAGTTGTATTATACATAAAAGACAATAGTGGAAACTATCAGTTAACAGAAATGTTTAAAGATGAAACTATAACTATAACATCTAAACTACAAGACGTTAGAGATATATCTAAAGTATTTACTGACTTTAGTCAACCATTTACAATACCTGCATCTAAAGAAAATAATAAAATATTACAACACTGGTATAACTTTAATATAGATGTTGAATATGATTCTGAAGGAGTAATACAAACAGGTTTTGACAATAGAGTTAAAAGAGACGCTTTACTTGAATTAGATTATGCTCCTTATAAAGCAGGTAAGATAGATTTAGAATCTGTTAACATGAGAAATGGCAAACCATTTTCTTATACACTTATTTTTTATGGCAATACAGTTTCATTAAAGACATTAATGGGTGATGACAAATTAAACACACTTAATTATTTAGACGACAATTACAATCACGATTACAATGCTACTGATATTAGAACTGCTGTAAGGAATGGGTTGTTTTCACAATCAAACAATGTGCCAGCTATAATATATCCTTTAATATCACACACTAAAAGATTTTATTACGATAGCGAAAACAGTTTGCCACAATTTAGCGGTAATTTATATCATAACTCATCCAACCCTTCTGACAATCAGGGATTAGCTTGGACAGATGTAAAACCTGCTGTCACATGTTTAAATGTAATAGAAGCTATAGAATCTAAATATAATATAACTTTTACTAGAGATTTCTTTGGAGCTACAGCATTTTCTAATTTATATATATGGTTAAGCAGAAACAAAGGACCTATAGGCGGTGATGATGATGATGGTGTGTTAAAAACAAGAATACTTGGAGATTGGTCAAGAACATCTGGATACACAGGTTTTACTGTATCTAGCACAGTGTGGAGTTTTTCTTTAGTAAAAAATACAAATACTTTTACAGGGGATTTAGATGTTACCGTAGATACTGCTGATTCAAGTAAAGTTTACACACTAAAAGCGTTAGATTTAGAAAATGGATCAGTTGTTTCAGAAATTACTGGTTTAACAGGAGATCAAACATTATCTGTAGCTTTTCTTAATACTAATAGCCATCAAATAAGATTTGTAATGGAATCTACAGAATCTATTTCTTTTAGTGCTACTCTTGAAATAGAAGAGCAAATATTTTCAACAAGTACAACTAACACTGCTGTATATTCAACTGGATCAATTAGTTCTACAGAACAAATTATTATTACTGAAAACACTCCTGATATAAAAAACATAGATTTCTTAACAGGTATATTTAAAATGTTTAATCTAACAGCTTATTTTATAGACGACATATCTGATCCTGATTACGGTAAAATATATGTAGATACTTTAGATAATTTTTATCTGACAGGAAATTATTATGATGTTAGTGCAGATATAGACGTTAAAACATCCGACATAAATGCACCAACAAACTATAGTGGAATTGATTTTGTATATGAAGAACCTAGTACTTTAGTTTCTATAAATCATGAAGAACAATTTAATGATGTGTTTGGTGATGCACATGTTAGAAGAACTAATATTGATAAAACAGAAATATATAAAGTAGAAGCTCCATTTGAACACATAAAGTATGAAAGAATAATAGATACTAATAAAACATCTACATCACCATACTCTACAATAGTTTCTCCTACACCATATATAACAGATATACAATGGGGATATTCTGCTGACGGTGAATTTAATGGCACTTTTACACCTAAAGTACAAGGTGCTGCAACCAATACATTATCTAATAAACTAAAAGACACTAATCAAGAATTTAATAACAAGGTAGAGGTTGGTGATGTTGTAAGAAACTTAACAGATAATACATCTGCTAAAGTTACTGTAGTTGATAGTGCAGATACACTTTCTTTATCTAGTGATATTATGGCAAGTGGAGAAAGCTATATGATATTAGGAGATTATACTGAGCTTGGTAATTATGAGCCAGTGCTATGTAAACCTTTGATTTTTTATGGAATAAGAGAATCTATGGGTTCTACTAAAAGAATAAACTGGATTAGCGGTGGTTCTGCTGGTTTGAGTTTTTATTATCGACCATCTAATACTAATGTTGAAGGTGCAACTACTGTTCCCCCTGCTTATACAATAAACTTTGACAATGAAGTTGATGAATGGAACTTGACAGATTATAGCAACTTAACACCACCTCAATCTACTAATTCTTTGTTTAAGAAATTTTATGAGGATTATGTAGAAGATTTGTTTGATGTAAAGAAAAGAATATTTAAGGTAAAAGCACATTTGTCAATGGAGGTAATTATAAATCTTAAGCTTAACGATACTTTAATTATAAATAATCAAGCGTTTAAAATTAATTCTATAACTACTAATTTACAAACAGAAATGAGTGAATTAGAGCTGTTAAATGTTGTAAACAATTATTTACCATTATCACTATCATTAGACAATGTGTATCAAACATTAGGTATTTATTACACATATTATTATAGTAATTCCATAGGTATAGCTAGTAATTTAAGTAATGGAGACATAATATACACTGATTCTAATTTAACAAATACATTAAGTGCTGGAACTTATTATCAAGGAGGAGGTACTGAATCTACTAGAGTTTGTGATTTTGGTGGCAGTATAACTGTAAACTCTGTAGGTCAGATAACAAGCATTGATTGTGCACAACCTTAAAATATAATTATGATAAAAAATATACTTGACTTATTAAATGCAGATCACTGGTATGGTGTTAGCGAAAATGTAGAAATTGCAAAAGGTAAATATGCAGGAGTAAAAGATTTTAAACAAATGAAAGAACAACTAAAAAGAATAAGACATGGCAACTAAAAAAGTACTTATACAGGTTATATTAAACGATAAAGCTAGCAAGCAAATTAAAAAAACTGGTGATGAAGTTCAAAAATTATCTAGTAAGGTTACCATATTAAACAAAGAACAAAAACAACAAATCATAAATGATGAAAAATCTGCTATACAGAAAAAGAATCTAATAAATGAGTTAAAAGCACAAGCAGCAGCAGAGATGAATGTTGTTGCAGCACAAAAACAAGGTAGAGCACAATCTGGATTAAACAATGCAATATTATTAGAAACTGGTCGTTTAGCTTCTGATGCATCTTATGGATTTACTGCAATGGCGAATAACTTAGGGCAAATAGTTACCTTGTTTAGTAGTTTTGCAGAAACAAACGGAGGTGTAGTTGCATCTTTTAAAGAGTTAGGAAAGTCAATTATGGGTATGGGAGGTGTATTAATAGCTATACAGTTATTAATATCTTTTGGACCAAAATTAATTAAGATGTTCACAAACATGAGCACTGAGGGATATTTGTTAAGTCAAACATTTAAAGATGTTGGTAAAACCGTATCTAGTTTGTCTGGCAATTTTGAAACATACATAAATATATTACAAAGCTCAACACAATCAGAAGAAAACAAAAAGAAAGCGGTACAGGCATTAAATGATGAATATCCAGAATTTATAGAGAATTTAGATAAATCTGGTGTTTCTATGGAGAACATAAAAAACAACACAAAAGATGCTAATGAACAAATAGATTTACAAAGAACAGCAATACTTGAGCTTGCAAAATCTAGGGCGGCTACCGACAAAATACAGGAAGTACAAACAGAAATTATTAATAAACAAATTGAAAGAGAAAGAGAGTTAATAAGCGTAGGTGCTTTAGGTATGACGCAAGATCAGATGAGAGCTGAAGCAGATAAAATTGCTTTTGATGAGTTTACAACAATGGAAGAAGCAAGAAAATATAGCACCTTGCTAAGATTAGCAGACAATAAAGAAGAACATGATGAATTTATAAAAGACAAACAAGAACAGATAGATTTATTGAGTGAATATGTAAAGGTTGAAATAGAAAGAACAAAAGGTAGCGAAGAACAAAAGAAATACTCTAAACTAATAGTTGGTAACTTTGATAGAGAAATACAAGCTATAAAAGATTTAGGAAAAATAAGAAAACAATTCTTTGAGAAAAATCTACAACAAGACGTTAAAGATAAAGAGACAGAAGAAGACAAAATCGATTTATTAAGAACACAAGCTTTAGCCAGAGTAGACGCAATTCAAGGAGGTGAAGTAGCAAAAAGACAAGCGAGATTAGAAATTAATACTTATTATGACAAACTTGAAGAAGAAGCTGAAGAGAAAAAAGAACTAAAATTACAAGAGATAAGAAACAAATATCAGTTAAAAACTTTAAAAGTAGAAGAAGACACACTTGATGATCCAGAAACTTTAGACGAACTAGCCGTATTTGAAGAAAAACAATTAGCTAGATTTGCTAAAGAAGAAGAAATGGCAATATTAGCATTAGATAAATTAAAATTATCTACAGAAGATAAAGAAAAAGCTGTAACAGACATAGAAGCATATTATGCTGCTGTTAGATTAAAAAATGCTGCAGAAAATCAAAAAGCAAAAGAAAAAATAGACGAATTAGAAACAAAATCTAAACTAGAAGCGTTAGATAATATAGGTAAAGCATTGATGGCTGCATCACAAATAGCAGGTAAAGCAACTGGTGCGGGTAAAGCTTTAGCTGTGGCAGGAACTTTAGTATCAACGTATTCAGCAGCACAAAAAGCTTATGAAAGCCAAATGACAGCAACTCCAGATTCTCCTATTAGGGCGGCTATTGCTGCAGCTGCAGCTATAGCACAAGGTTTAGCTAATGTAAAAGCTATTATGTCAGTTAAAACACCTGCAATGAAAGGTGTTGGTTCTGTTACAGGTGGTGGATCAACTACAGTTCAAGCTCCTGACTTTAATGTGGTAGGACAGTCAGCTACAAGTCAATTAGTAGGAGCTGTACAAGGTCAATTTGGCGGTGCACTTAAAGCTTATGTCGTTAGTTCAGAAATATCATCAGCTCAAGAATTAGACAGAAAAATAAACACAACATCCGTTATAGGTTAATTATATAAATCAATTTAATATGAAAATAGTAGAACTAATTATAGACGAGGAACAAGAATTCTCAGGAATTGAAGCAATATCTATTGTAGATGAACCAGCAATAGAAGAAAACTTTATTGCATTATCTAAACAGCACGAAATAAAACTTGCTGAAGTAGATAAAGAAAAAAGAATATTAATGGGTGCTGCTTTAGTGCCTAACAAAAACATCTATAGAAGAAATGGTGAAGATGAGTATTATATATTCTTTAGTGACGAAACAGTAAGAAAAGCATCTGAATTATTCTTAATGAGAGGTAATCAAAATAAATCTACATTAGAACATCAAGCTGAATTATATGGTTTATCTGTTGTTGAATCTTGGATTATAGAAGATGATGTGCATGATAAATCAAGAAAATACAATATGGATTTACCAGTAGGTACTTGGATGGTTTCTATGAAAGTAAATAACGATGAAGTTTGGAATAACTATGTTAAAACTGGTTTAGTAAAAGGATTTTCTATAGAAGGTTATTTTACAGATAAGATAGCTATGAGTAAAATAGAAGAAATACATAATGAAGAAGAAGCTACAGAAATACTATTAGAGATCGCTAATTCAATATTAGATAACAAGTATGAATTTGCTACTTATAGTGATTATGGAAGTGGTGTTAGAAATAATGCTAAAAGAGGTATTGAACTAAATAAAAAAGTAAATAACAAATGTGCAACTAGCGTAGGTAAAGTTAGAGCACAACAATTAGCTAGAGGAGAAAAATTATCTGTATCTACAATTAAAAGAATGTATTCTTATTTATCAAGAGCAGAAACGTACTATGATGCTGGAGATAGTAAAGCTTGCGGAACTATATCTTATTTATTATGGGGAGGTAAAGCAGGTTTAGCTTGGTCAAGAGGTAAATTAAGAGAGCTTGGTGAATTAGATTTAAACGATGATGATCCGTGTCAAGCTGGATATGAGCAAATAGGAATGAAAGATAAAGACGGTAGAAAAGTACCTAATTGTGTACCTAAACAATAATTAAATGGCAAAAAGTAAAGAAACAGTAAGCAATAGTTCTCCAAAGAACAAAAAAAGAGGTTGCCTTTGTAAAAACGGAACATACTCTATAAAATGTTGTGACGGTACTTTAAGAGCACAAGGTGTTGGCAAAGTATAAAAATGTAACAACCTTTTTATGTGTAGTTAGTTAAGTAATAAATTAATTTAATACTCGAAATTTATGGAAAACACTAAAGCTACATCAATTTTGAACGACATCATGGAAAAACTATCATTAGTTAAGAAAGATGAAGTAAAAGAAGTTGAGGTTAAGGAAGAAGTAAATCTATCAGAGCAAATTAAAGAAGAAGAACTAAAATCACAAGAACTTACTGAACTTGCCTGTGCTTGCGAAGAAGAGAAAAAAGATTTAGCTTCTGAAGAAGTTGTGTCTGAAGAGTTACAAGAAGAAGCTCCTATCGTGGAGGAAGTTTCTGAAGAAATTGAGATGGATGAAACAAAATACGTTGGTAGAGACGAATTTGAATCTAAAATCTCTGAATTAAAAGGAATGATTGAGGAAATGAAATTAGGTTACAGTGAAGAAAAACTATCTATGGAAAAAGAAATAGAGAAGTTATCTGCTGAACCAGCTTCAGAACCAATATCACACAACCCTGAAGGGGAAGTAAAACAAAACTTTAAATCTTTTGGTCAAAACAGAGTTATGAACACTAGAGATAGAGTAATGAACAGAATTGCTAATTTAAAATAAACTAAAAACTAAAATTAATTAAAAATGGCTACTACTACATCAATTACAAGTACTTACGCTGGCGAATTTGCAGGCAAGTACATTTCTGCTGCTTTATTATCTGGTGTAACACTTGATAGAGGCGGTATTGAAATCAAACCAAATGTAAAGTTCAAAGAGGTGATTAAAAAACTTGCTACTGATTCTAACGTAATCAAAGATGCAACTTGTGATTTCACTGATACTGCAACTATTACATTAACTGAGAGAGTTCTTCAACCAGAAGAATTCCAAGTAAACCTAGAGCTTTGTAAGAAAGATTTCAGATCTGACTGGGAAGCTGTATCTATGGGATACTCTGCTTTTGACAACCTACCTCCAAAATTCTCTGATTACTTAATCGGACACGTTGCAGGTTTAGTTGCAGAAAAAACAGAAAACAACATCTGGAAAGGTGTTAACGCTAATGCTGGTGAATTCGATGGATTTACTACATTATTAGGAGCTGACGGTGACGTTATTGACGTTGCTGCTGCTACAGTAACTTCTTCTAACGTTATTGCACAATTAGGAGCTATCGTTGATGCGATTCCTTCTGCTTTATACGGAAAAGAAGATTTACACATTTATGTATCACAAAACATTGCTAGAGCTTACATTAGAGCACTAGGAGGATTTGGAATACTACAAAATGCTGCTGGATCAGAAAATGTATCTGACATAGGAGCTAATGGTGTTAACGGACAAGGAACTATGTGGTGGCAAAATGGAGCATTATCTTTTGATGGTGTGAAATTATTTGTTGCTAACGGATTGGCTGATAACAGAGCTGTTGCTGCACAAAAATCTAACTTATTCTTTGGAACTGGTTTATTATCTGACCACAACGAAGTTAAGTTGATCGACATGGCTGACCTAGATGGTTCTCAAAACGTAAGAGTTGTTATGAGATTTACTGCTGGTGTTCAGTACGGAATAGGTTCAGAAATTGTACTATATTCTTAATAAATTAAATTAACCAAAAATTAGGGTAGGTGGGTTAATGCCTACTTACCCTTTTTTTATAAAAAATAATAAAAACTATGAGCTGTGGAATAAACTTAGGTAGAAAAGAACCTTGTAAAGATGTTGTTGGTGGCTTGAGAAATGTTTACTTTATAAATTATGATGATTCTAATAAAGCAATCACCTTTGATTCAACAGATGATACTTTAGTGAAAACTTTAGGTACAGATGCGACAAACGAAGTAGAAGGACATAAATATGAACTAAAAGGTAACTCATCATTTGAACAAAACATTACCTCATCAAGAGAAAACGGTACAACGTTCTTTGAACAAACATTAAATTTAACACTACACAAATTGACTAAAGAAGATAATAAAGAATTAAAATTATTAGCTTACGGTCGACCTGTAGTAGTTGTTGAAGATTATAATAGTAATTTATTTGTAATGGGAGTTGAACATGGTGCTGATGTTTCTGGTGGAACAATAGTAACTGGTGCTGCTATGGGAGATTTAAGTGGTTACACACTTACATTAACTGGTATGGAAAAAGCTCCTGCAAATTTTATATTCAAAACTTCAGAAACTGAAACGGTACAAACTACAATAGACAATGCGTTTATTAATGTAATCGTTGGTACTAATTCATAATAACTAAATTTAATTAGGTTAATTAAAGGGGTGCTTCGGTATCCCTTTTTTTATGAAAACAAATTAACCTTTTGTTGTTATTTATAATATGGTAATATTAACAACATCAACAAACGATCAGAGTTTTAAAGTTATTCCCAGAAGTACACCAAGCTCAGTAACGTTTGAACTAACCGATAAATCTAAAAGAACTACAAGTTCTGTTACAGTATCCGTAAGTAATTCTAATGGATATATGACTATTACAGGTAGTTTCTCTTTAGTAGAAGACAGATTTTATTCATTTGCAATTAAAGATGGTTCAGCTATAATATATAGAGGTTCTATTTTTTGTACAGATCAAACTAATTTTAATACCTTTGATGTACACTCTGGAGAATATACAACAGAAAACACATACGATAACGATTTTGTAATAATATGAAAAAAGTAAATAAAATGGCAAGAAAAAGATATAATAGTAAACCTTTGCCAAAAGCTGAAAAAGGAAAGATACATATAGTCAATATGTCATCTTATACACGACCAGAAATTGTAGAACAATACAATAGAGATTGGGTAGAGTATGGAGAAGACAATGATTATTTTAATTACCTTATAGATAGATATAATGGAAGTGCTACTAATAATGCAGCTATAAATGGTATAGCAGAAATGATATATGGTAAAGGATTAGATGCTGTAGAAGAGGATGCTAAAGGAAAAGATTATGATGAAATGAAAGAGCTATTCACAAAATCTTGTATGAAAAAAGTATGTTATGACTATAAGATGATGGGACAAGCTGCAATACAAATAATCTATTCTAAGGACCACAAAAAAATTGTACAAGTAGAACATATACCTGTAGAGACGTTAAGGGCAGAGAAAGCAAATAACAAGGGTGAAATACAAGGTTATTACTATGCAAAAGATTGGTCAGAGATTACTGCAAAAACACAACCTAAAAGAATACCTGCATTTGGAACTAGCAAGTCAGGATTAGAAATATTATATATTAAACCTTATAGAGCTGGATTTTATTATTACTCACCAGTAGATTATCAAGGAGGTTTGCAGTATGCGGAATTAGAAGAAGAGATAGCGAACTATCATATAAACAATATACAGAATGGCTTGGCTCCAAGTATGCTTATAAACTTTAATAATGGTGTGCCTACAGAAGAGCAACGATCTATGATTGAGCAAAACATACAAGAAAAGTTTAGCGGTTCTTCTAATGCTGGTAGATTTATATTGGCATTTAATGATAGCAAGGAGCTCTCTGCAAGTATCGAGCCAGTTATACTAAGTGATGCACACGAGCAGTATAAATTTCTTAGTGATGAATCTATGAGAAAAGTAATGGTATCACACAGAATTGTATCGCCCATGCTTGTAGGAATAAAAGATAATACTGGATTAGGTAACAACGCTGAAGAATTACAAACAGCATCTTTACTTATGGACAATACAGTTATTCGTCCTATGCAAGTTACCATACTAGATGAACTAGAAAAAGTATTAATGTATAACGGAATTCAATTAGATATATACTTTAAAACACTACAACCTTTAGAATTTACTGATCTAACTAATGCTATTACAGATGCAGAAATAGAAAAAGAAACAGGTATAAAGAAAGAGGATAGTGAAGTTATAGAAGAAGAACAAATTAACACAGAAGAATAATGGCAAAAGCACTATTTATAAAACGATCAGATTTAGTCAAGAACACTGCATTAAATTCAAATGTCGATACAGATAAATTTATACAGTTTATTGATTTAGCACAAGAGATACACATTCAAAACTATTTAGGTACAGATTTGTATGATAAAATAAGTGCTGATATTTTAGCTGGTACATTATCTGGAGATTATTTATCTTTAGTAAATGACTATATACAACCTATGCTTATACATTTTGCTATGGTAGAATATTTACCATTTGCTGCATATTCTATATCTAATGGAGGTGTATATAAACATAATTCAGAGAATAGTCAAAATGCAAGTAAAGAAGAAATAGATTTCTTAATACAAAAAGAAAGGGATTTTGCTGAATACTATGCTCAAAGATTTATAGATTATATGTCGTATAATGCATCTTCTAAATTTGATGAATATTATAGTAATTCTAATCAAGATATATATCCAGATAAAGATACAGGATTTCACGGATGGGTAGTATAAAGAAGAATTACAAACCTAAAGAGGTTAACGTAAAAAAATTATTAACTTACTTAAAAAAGAAAGAGAATGGCAAACACAATAGATTGGGCAAAGATATACTGTAGCACTGAATGGGGTGACACTGCAAACGAAAATACATTACATATCGATTCACAACCAACTTGTTTTGAATAATGGCTACACTTTCGAATACTAAAATAAAAGATACTTATCAGTCGCTTGTTAAGTTTAATGACAATGGCAACATAACAACGTCTCCTAAGCGTCTTACAGACGGTTTTGGGAACGCTTCTCCTTTTTATGTATCTACCACACAGATTGGTATAGGAACGTCTCCTAACTCAAGCTATGACCTTCATGTTTACGGTAACACTAAAATAGGTGCAAACCTAGATGTTTCTGGTAATTTAACAGTCAATGGTACTTTAACATATTTAAACGTAACAGATTTAGCTGTAGAAGATCCGCTAATAAAATTAGCAAAAGACAATGACGCTAATATATTAGACATTGGTTTGTTTGGTAAATATGCTGTTTCTACAAATGTCAAGTATAAAGGTTTTTTTAATGATGCTAGTGACGATAAATTTAAAATATTTACAGGATTAACAACAGAGCCAACAACAACAGTTGATGTTAGTGATAGTGGATATGCCGTAGGAACTCTTGTGGCTAATGTTGAAGGAACTTTAACAGGTGTCATAGCATCCAGTACAACAGCTACTACACAAAATGCAGGCGATAACAGTACTAAAGTGGCAACTACTGCTTATGTAGACACAGCAACAGGAAACTACTTGCCTTTATCAGGCGGTACAATGACTGGTGATATCGCAATGGGAACTAATGATATTTCTGGCGGAGGAACAGCCACATTTACTACTTTCACTGGAAATTTAACAGGAAACGTTACAGGAAACGTTACTGGAAATCTTACAGGTAATGTAACAGGCGATGTTACTGGTGGTACAATATCTGGCACAACTGGAACTTTTAGTGATGATGTTAGTATAGCAATTTCAAAAAAATTAAAATTTGGTGGTGGTAACCATACATATATTAATGAGGATATTGATGATAGATTAAGGTTTTTTACTGGTGGTACTGAGTTTATGAGATTTACTGAGGATACTACTAATACTGTGCATTTATTTGAAAAAACTATTGTTGATGATGATTTGCAAATAAACAATAATCTAAGCGGAACAACTGCAACATTTACTGGCTTAGTTACTGGAATTGCACCAACATCTGACTTAAATTTTGCTACTAAAAAATATGTTGATGATAATAGTGGTGATGCTGAAGTTGCTAAAAGAATAGATGTAACTGTTAAAAATGTTAGTGGTGGTTCACTTTCAAAAGGGGTTGTAGTTCATGCAGCGCCAACAGCAACACCACCGAGTGGAAATGTTATTGAAGTTATAGCAGCAGATGCAAATGATGCAGCTAAAATGCCAGCTATTGGTGTTTTGAATGAAACTATTGCAGATGAGGCAGAGGGTGAAGCAGTAATGTTTGGAGCAGTTAGTGGCATTGACACCTCTAGTTTTAGTGTTGGTGATGAATTATATGTATCTGAAACTGCTGGTGAATTTACTGCAACTAAACCAACTCCATTTACAAGTGAAGTTCAAAAAATAGCAGTAGTAATAAAATCTCATGCTAGTAATGGTTTGATAAAAGTTTTTGGTGCTGGTAGGTCAAATGATATACCTAACAGAGTTGATAGGGATATGAATTTTACAGATGATTCTGAATTAACTTTTGGTGATTCATCTGATTTAAAAATATATCACACCACTAATAATATAGTTAGAATAAACTCAGGCGATTTAATTTTTAATTCATTTGTAACTGATGGTGATATAAAATTTCAATTAGATAATGGAGCTGGTTCTTTGACCGAGTATTTAAGATTGGATGGTGGAAGTGAGTATATTGTCGCATCAAAAAATATTGGTATCGGTGTAAATCCAATTTCATCATTACATTTAAAATATTCTGGTGGCTCTTATGCTGCTGATTCAACAAGTGGATTTATAAATCAAGCAGAAACTGGAAGAGCAACACAAAGAATAAGATCAATAGATGATGAACCTGCTGAATTATTTTTTGACATTGATGGTGGTATAGCTTGGGATATATCAGCTAGAGATTCCTCATCTAACTATGATTTAATGTTTTATGGTAGAGGATCGACAGTTGGATACAACCAAGTTGCTGGACCTTATGTTAGATTTCACCAAACTGGAAATGTTACTATTTCTGGTTCAATGAATGTACAAGGTACATCAGGAAGCACATTTTATGGAATTGATTTTCAAAGAAGCGGCTCTGGTGTTACAACTCCTGATATTTGGGGAAATGGAAATACATTGGTTTTAGGGCATGATTCATCAACACCAGTAATTAAAATTGATACAACACAAACAACTTTTGTTGGTGATGCTATATTCCCAACAGTACAAATAAGCAATGGTCAATCCTATAATGAAAATATAAGGATGTTTCCATCAGCTAATAATGATTATAGCTCTTTAATTTTAGGTGCTGTTTCTGGAACTGGTGGAACTGGATCAGGTCAATGGACATTGGTTAGATACCCAGCTGCAAATTCTAATAAATTTACAATTAGACATAGCTCAATTGATTTACAAACTTTTACAACTAATGGAAATTCATTTTTCGCAGAAAGATTAGGTGTTGGTAATACCTCACCAACAGCTAGATTATCAGTGTTTGAACCAGTTGGAAGTGGTGCTAGTAGAACAACACCAGTAACTGTTATGCATTTAGGCACATCACATCCTGATGTAGGTTATAATGGTTTTGGTACATCAATAGTTGATTACAGAAGAACATATCAAGAATCAAGTTCACATGCTGTAAATAGTATTGATTTTATTGAAAGAGGAAATTCAAACAATGATTTTGGTGGTGCAATAGATTTTAACACTAAAGCATTAAGTAGTGGAACAGTTGCACCAGTTAGAAGAATGAGAATTGATTATACTGGTAAAATCGGTATTAATACAACATCAATACCAGGTTTATTAACTATAAAAGGAGCTTCAACTGCAAACAATCCAATGTTGAGAATAAATTGTGATCAAGCATCATCATTTATACATTCAACAGAAACCATAGCTTCTAGTATGACAAGTGGTCAAACTGTTATTAATGTTATAGGTCGAGAGGGTTCAAGTTTGAACTCAGCTTGGATGGGTTACCAGTTTAATGGAACTAATGCCTCAACAACTAACTTACTAACTTTTGGACATTGGGGAGCAAATCATTTAATGACTATTGATGGTGCTGGAAATACTAATATTGCTGGTAGTTTAACAAATACTGGAAATTATAATTTTAATGGTTTGTTATTGAACACTTATGGAGGCACTGGCACACATAGATTAAAAAACGCATCAGTTAATGGTACAGTTTTAACTTTAACAACGACTGGAGATAATAGAGAATTATATTTACAAACCGATCATATATTTTCAAATGGTACTTTTCATTTAGGAGATAATACACATAATACTAAATATAGAGCATCAACTCATATTTTTGAAAATGGTGCTGCTACTTTCGCTAGTAGTGGAACTTTTGGTGGGAATTTAACTGTTAATGCTAGAGGATTTTTTAATAGCTGGTGGTGCTTATCCGTTACAAACATCATCAACGCAAAGATATAATTTTCAAATAAGGAATACTAATAACACTGTTAATTCAGGTTATGGATGGTGGCTTGCACATGATACTAATTTTAATTTTGCGTTACATGCTGATGGTTCTGGTGATAAGTTAACTATAACTAGATCAGGTGACGCAACTTTTGTTGGAAAAGTAGGTATTGGAGCAGCACCATCAACATCCGATTTACTTTTGGTAAAAGGTTCTAGTGGATCAGATGTTTCAACAAGATTTATGCCCTTTTCTAATAATGCTAAATCTACTTTATTTTTAAGTTCTGTTAGCTCAGGTGATGGAGGTTATTTTTATGATTCTAACAATAATACAAGTGGTTTATTCGCTTATGGTGATTATACTTTTTATGTTGGAACAGGGAACTTAAGTGGTGCTGGACCAGCTAACCCTAGAATGACTATAACACAAGCTGGTAGGGTTGGAGTTGGCAACCAAACACCAACAGAAAAACCATTTGAAGTTAATGGTGGAATTTTAGTTTATACCTCACGATCTGGTTATGATGCAGATGGTATATTTTTTAGAGAGGGATTTACATCTGGATCATTAAAATATAATTGTTCAATCTTAGCAAAAGATCATAATGGTTCTTTTCCAGATGGTATTTCTATAAATGCTTATGATGGAATTTCTTTTTGTACTGGTTCAAATGACAGAAATCAAGTTGGTATGTTTGATGTTAGTGGAAATTTTGGAGTTGGCATTGATCCAGTTTCTAAAATGCACCTTAAATATAGTGGTGGTTCTTATGGAACAGAGGCAACATCTGGTTTTATAAATGAAGCAACTACTGGTCGAGCAACTATGAGGTTGAGAAGTTTGACTGATAATGCATCAGAACTATTTTTTGATAGCAATGGAGCTATAAGATGGGATATATCAGTTAGAAACTCATCTGATAATTATAAAATGAATTTTTACCCACAAGCTGCAACACCAAGTTATACAGGTGTATCAGCACATACTTTTCATTTAGAACAAAATGGTGATGCTTACCATAGTGGTTCGGTAGGGATTGGATCATCTCCAACAGCTAAACTATCTGTTATAGGAACTGGAGGCGGAAATAATCCAACATTTGCTGTTGATTGTACAAGCTCTTTAACTTTTAATCATGCTGTTGAAGTTTTTGCTGGAAATATGACTGCTAATGAATCAGTAATATCATTACTAGGTAGGGCAGGAAGCACAAAAAATTCTGGTTATTTAGGTTATTTATATTCTGGTACTGCTGGAAGTAATGCTAATATGCTAACATTAGGTATGTGGGGTGCTGATCATTTAGTAAAACTAAAAGGCAATGGTCAATTTGGTATTGGAACAACACCTGGCTATACTTTGGATGTTGCTGGTACTGCTAGATTAAAAGGACATACAACAGCAGTATTAAGATTTGATACTGATGGTGCTGAAGCTAGTAATTATGTAGGTACTATAAATCAATATGAAAATGCTGTTTATTGTGGTCGTGGTTCAGCTGGTTTTCTTGTTGCTGGTAATTCAAATATTAGATTTGGTTTTGGAAGTGGAGTAACATTAGCACAATCTAAAATGGTCATTTACAATGGTGGTCAAGTTAATATTGGTACATCATCAAATTATCAAGGCACTAGATTAAATGTCGAGGGTGATAGAATGGGTGTTAGAACAAGCAACAGTAGTTGGGGACAATTTTATATAGCAAATCCTGGCGATGGTGAAGCTGCTATGGCTTTTGGTGCTAATGGAACTGGTCGACCAGGTGGTAATTCGACTTACGGAAGACAATGGATAATGGGGATTGGTCCATATAGCATTGGAACAAATAAGTGGGCATTGTCAAATAAAACATTACAAGGCAACCCAGCTATAACGATTATAGAAAATACTGGTGCTATGGGTTTACGAAAGGTATCTCCTAGCTATCAATTAGATGTTACTGGTGATATAAGAGCTAGTAGTGATGTAATTGCATTTTCTGATAGGAGAGTAAAAGAAAATATTATTACTATTAATAGTGCTTTAGATAAGGTTAGTAAGTTGAGAGGTGTTACATATACTAGGAAAGATACAGAAGATAAATCAACTAAACTCGGTGTTATTGCACAAGAAGTTTTAGAGGTGTTGCCAGAGATTGTTGCACAAGATAAAGATGGTATGTATTCTGTTGCTTATGGCAATATGGCTGGTGTATTTATAGAAGCTATAAAAGAATTAAAAGCAGAGGTTGATAGTTTAAAACAAGAAATTAAAGAATTAAAAAAATAAATTATGGCTTGTCCAAATGTTGCAAATGATGAAATTACAATGCTTAAAACAGCTAGGGAAAGAACTGGAGCTGGTTACACATCTAGTTTTTCTATTACAAATCCTATTTATATGTCAGATATACAAAGATTGAGTGGCGGTAATACAAGTGGATCAGGTAATAGCTATCCAGCAGTTGCATTAGCAAATCCAATAAACAATCGACCAGATGGTGAAAATCCATTAGCTATGTCTGAGTTTAGTTTATACGATCAAAACCCACCAAGAACTGCATTTATGTTTAATTATAATAGTTCATCTAGCAATAGTGCTTGTCAATTTGCAATACCTTTTGATACATATTATCATGATGATGCAAATAATTTAGTGCCAGATGCTATAAATATTTATACTGCATACACAACCCAAACTGGAACAACAGTAGCGACAGCTGGTTACTATGCTATATACACAACTAGCGGATCGGCTAGTGGTTATTGGATGCAAGTTGGTAACAATGGATTAATAATTGCAACTGGAAGTTGTTAAAATAAAATTATATAAATATAAATAAATAAAACTATGACAAATACTTATACTTGGTCAATAACTCAATTAGATGCTAAAATACAACAAGACGACAATCAAAATGTGGTTTATATGATTCACTTTATTTTTAGAGGTGAAAATCAAGAAAATCCAGAATACAATGCATCATATATAGGAACTGCTGGAGTTGAATATAATCCAGAAAATCCATTTATTAAATATGATGATTTAACAAAAGAGGAAGTTATAAGTTGGATTACACAAACAGTCGAGGAAGATTGGCTAAAAGAATATGTTGATGATAAAATTGAATTATTAGTAAATCCAGTAGATGAGATTTTATATCCAAACTGGAACGATCCAGTATAAATTACTATATTTGTAATATAACTATAAATTTAATATAATGTCTAAAATTAAAGAAGAAGAATTAAAATTACTACAAGAAAGTCAAACACAATTAAATCAAATTGTTAATCAAATGGGCGTTTTGTCTATACAAAAAATTAATATTGACAAGCAAGAAAAATCTTTGTTAGAACAATTATCTGAAGTTGAAACAAAACAACTAGAGCTTAAGAAAGAGCTTGAGGAACAGTATGGTAAGGTTTCAGTTAATTTAGAAGACGGTTCTTACGAAGAGATACCAGAAGATAAATAATATTATGGGGTTTGCAGATATGAAATTATATTTTCTTAATTCAGTAGCTTTCGTTATATCATTAACAGAAGTAGAAATTACATTAAAAATTATATTACTTATTTGCACAATAGCTTATACTATTCAAAAAACTAGAAAAATAAAATGAGTAAAGAATTAAGTGAAGACAGTAAATTTGAAATTAGTATAAAAACACTTATAGCTATAGGAGCAGGATTGTCGGCTCTTATAGGTATGTGGTTTGCTTTACAAGCAGACATAGAAGAGGCAAAAGAATTGCCTAAGCCAGAAATATCAAGAACTGAATACGATCTAAAAGATAAACTGGTAAGAGAAACTATCATGAATACTGGAAAGAAAGTTGAAGAAAACTCAGATGCTTTAAAAAAGATTGATGATAAGTTATTTGAAATAATTAGTAAATGAAAAAATTATTATGTGCGATATTTGTATTGGTTGCGGCATCTGTATATAGTCAAGACATAACTGTCTTGCAAATAAATGCAGAGTGGAATAAAAAAAATAATTACGATTTAAGTAACATTACTGGTGCTACTGTTAAATTTAGCTATTTAAAAGATCAACCAAACGATGTACAGAACAGTATAATGGCTGTACCTGTTATTGTTATTATGGATCAAACTGGTAGAGTAAGGATGCAATATGTTGCAGATATATCTTTACAAATAAAAGCTACTAACTTAGAAATACAAAATACTGTTGACAGATTAAAAAGAAGTAGAAGAGCAAGCACAAATTAATGATGAGAATATTTATATGTATAATACTAATGTCAATAATAGGGTGCGGAACTTACACCCCAAAACCAATAATCAAACACGTTTTAGCGGTTACATCAGAAGGAGATACTCTTCTATTACCAATAGATAAAATACGCCCTAATATTTATCAATCTATATATCCTTTGTATGCTAGGGAGTGGAATCCTTATTACTACAATAATTGGAGATATAATAACATATACTCTGGCAATATATATTATGAATCTAATAGTAGTTCTAGTAACAATAATTCTAGCAATACATCTAGCAATCATAATACTAAAGACATATCAAGAATAGATATGAACGCTATAAAAGCTAAACGTAATGATAAATAATGGTTAATATAAGTAAACACATATCTTACAAGGAAGCTACTAGAAGTGCTACAGCTCTTAGATTAGGCATAGAAAACATACCTAATGAGTATGAGTTACAAAACATGGAGATCATAGCTAAGAAAGTGTTTGAGCCGTTAAGAGAAGCAGTTGATGCTCCTATAAAAATTAATTCATTCTTTAGAAGTGAAAAACTTAATAAAGCAATTGGTGGAAGTGGTAAAAGTCAACATTGTCAAGGTAGAGCTATTGATATTGATGATGTTTACGGCAGTGTTTCTAATGCTTATATGTTTTATTATATTAAGGATAATTTGGATTTTGACCAACTTATTTGGGAATTTGGTTCAGACGCTAATCCTGACTGGGTTCATGTTAGTTATGTAGACGAAGATTCTAATAGAAAAAGATGCCTTAAAGCAATTAGAGAAAACGGTAAAACTAAATATATTGATATAACAAATGTCTGATAAAAAGAAGTTTAAAGAAACAACAGTTGGTAAGTTATTATTTGGTGCTGCATCAATGATAAATCCAACACTAGGTAAAGTATTAAGTGGTGTAAGTTCACCACAAGAAGCGTTAGCTGAAATAGGTAAATCTAAAATATCTAATGAAGACAAGATTAAAGTTACAGCAAATGATTTACGATCAACAAAATAAAGAAATAGAATCTATAACAAATAGATGGGAAGCTGATTCTATGAGTGATTCATGGCTAAGTAAAAACGTTCGTCCATTAGTTTTAGTGTGGTGTATAATTGTGTTTAGTTTAGCTGGCATTTTAGATAGCATAGAAAGCGTTCCATTCCACATTGGAGCAACTTGGAATGACACATTTGAGAAGGTTATGATGGCTGTTGTCTTAGCATATTTTGGTGGTCGTACCGCAGAAAAATCTACAAGTATATTTAAAGGATAATAAATAAATTCAATACCCTATGAATTTAATAGGTATTTTTATATCTTTGTGAATTCAATAGGGTGCGATATTCTGTTGATTTTCTTTGTTTTCAGTAAAAAGGGGTAGCATAGTGTTGCCTCTTTTTTTTGTCTTTTACCTTGCACATGACATATTTTATCTATATGTTTGTTGTATGAAAAATCTAACAAAGAAGTTGGTGCGTATTCAAGGGAGTTTGAAAGCACCTAAAAATCAAAGGAATAACTTTGGTAATTACAATTACAGAAGTTGTGAAGACATCTTAGAAGCAGTAAAACCATTACTAGCAAAAGAAGAGTTGTTATTAACAATTACTGATTCTATTGCTCCAGAACCTTTATTTGTTAATGCAGTTGCAGAGATCACTGACGGTGTAGACAAAATACAAGTCAGAGCTCAAGCAGGTATTAACTTAAATCGTAAAGGAATGGATGTAGCTCAATGCTATGGTGCATCAAGCAGTTATGCTAGAAAGTACGCTTTAAACGGCTTATTTTTAATTGATGATACAAAAGATGCAGATGCTACCAATAATCACGCTAACACATCTAAAAACGCCTCTACGGCTGTCTTAGAGCCAAATAAAGATTGGTTAGAAGACAAAGGAGACAAGTTTGATAAAGCTAAACAAGCTATAAAAGAAAAAGGTTTTACTATCACCGATATTAGAAAAAAATATAAAGTAAGTAAGAAAGTAGAGAAATTATTATTAACCTAAATTAAATTAAAATTATGAATGAAAAAAAGTATGTAGGTAGTGGAAAAAAAGTTGGAAACTACGATTTAGTGAACTTCACAATTAGTGAAGAAAAAACACAAGATGCTTGGATTGAGTACAATGGTAAACGCTTTTTAAAGTTAACTATTGGAAATAAAAAACAAGTAGATCAATACGGTAAAACACATTCTATATGGATTGATGAATATGTGCCCGAAAATAAAGAGGCACAAGCTCCTTCGGCACCACTTCCAGCACAGGATTTACCATTTTAATTAACATTCCCCCATTACTTAATTGTTTTGGGGGATTTTAATCTTACATTATGACACAAAGAAAAAACACAAAATACGTTAACATTAATTTAGCATTTATGAATACAAACTTATCAATATCAGAAGCTACTGTATTATCCTATATAGATTCATTATCCATTAAGAAAGGTTATTGTTATGCCTCAAATGAAAGTATTTGTATGGCATTAAACTTAAACGATAGAACTTTATACAGAATATTAAAGAGTTTAGAAAACAAAGAATACATAAAAAGAGTTACAAAGAGTTTAGGCAATGACGGAAAAGAACGTAAGATTTATGTCTCTCCAGATGCCAAGAATGTCAGTTGTATGTAATACATAGTGTATTATATAAATAAATAATACATAGTGTATTATATACATAGTGTATTATAAAATATACACGAAAAAAAATACTATGCAAGAAAACTTTGTAAAAATTGGAATCGTACCTAAAGGCAAATACTCTCAACAGAAAGTAAAGTGCCCAAAATGTAGCCACACTAGGAAAAATAAAAGTGACACCTCGCTTTCTATTAATCTAGAAGATGGCTTATATCATTGCCACCATTGTGGTTGGAACGGTTCTGTAAACCCTAACATCAATATGATTAAAGAAAAAATATACACAAAACCAACTACAAGTAATTTACAAAAAATAAACTCAAACGCTATTAAGTTTTTAAATGCTAGAGGCATTACAAATCAAGTTATAGAAAACAATAAGATTACGACTACAAAAGACGGTAAAAGTGTTGTATTTCCCATACCTTAAAAACAATGAACTTGTCAATTATAAAACAAGAGGCATTAATAATAAAACATTTACACAAAGCAAAAACGGACAACCTATAATATTTAATTATGATCGTGTTGTAAATCAAGATTTTGTTATACTATGTGAAGGTGAATTAGATTCATTAAGTTGGGAGGTTGCAGGTTTTACTTACCATACGTCTGTAAATATGGGAGCACCAAACGTTAGAGACAAAAACTTAGATAAGAAATTAGAATGTATTACAAATTGTTATGAAGTGTTTGATAATGCTAAGGCAGTTTATTTATGCACTGATAATGACGAAAACGGAAGGTATTTAGAAGAGGAATTAATAAGACGTATTGGTGCTGAAAAAATTAGATTAATAGATACTAATCCGTATAAAGATGCAAATGAAGTTTTACTTAATGAAGGCATAGATTCTTTACTGCATAGATTTAAAAATGCTAGAGTGCCTAAAGTTGAAGGCATATTTGATGTTAGTGATATATACGATAGTATGTTAGACGGATATAAAAACGGTCAGGAACGAGGTTCTACAACACATATAGAAGCTATTGATAGGGCATGGACATGGCGTAATGGCGAGGTTAATATATGGACAGGTTATCAGAATGAAGGAAAAAGTATGTTTTTAAATCAGCTATCAGTATTAAAGGCATTTCATGATGGATGGAAGTTCGCAGTGTTTTCACCAGAAAATATGCCTATAAATGATTTTTTCCATGATCTTATAGAATGTTACATAGGCAAAAGTTCTGATCCTTTTTATCAAAACAATTACATGAGTGAAGCTGAATTTAAGCAAGGCATGGAGTTTATGAAAAAACACTTTTTTATTATATATCCAAAAAAAAGTTATAAATTAGAGGACATCTTTGAAAGAGCTAAGTTTTTAGTTAAGACAAAAGGTATACGTTCTTTAATTATTGATCCGTACAATACTGTACAACACAGGATGCAAAGAGGTGAAAGAGAAGATTTATACATTAGTAGATTTATGAGTGAGCTAAAAAGGTTTGCCGTAGAAAATAAAATCTCTGTTCATTTAGTTGCACACCAAGTTACGCCACAAAAAGATGATAATGGAAGGTATAGAAAACCAGATGTTAACACTATTAAAGGTGGTGGGACATTTGCAGATAAAAGTGACAATGTACTTTTTGTATGGCGACCAAATAGAGCATTAGATTTTAGTAATACTCAAGTTACATTTGGCAGTCAAAAAATAAAGAAACAGAAATTAGTAGGTTATCCACAAGACATTGAAGGTATAACTTACCATAGAAAATCGAACAGATATTATTTCAATAATCAAACACCCTTTGATGACGTTGATAATATCAGATGCGAAAACGAGCTAGAGTAGATGCTAACCAAAAAAAGATTGTCTCTCAAATCAGAGAGGTAGGATGCTCTGTCCTCCACACTCACCAATTAGGCAAAGGTGCTCCTGATATTATAGTAGGATATGCAGGTAATAATTATCTTATAGAAATTAAAGACGGAGATAAACCGTTAGCACAACAAAAACTAACACCAGACGAAATAAAGTTTCAAGCTGAATGGCAAGGTAATTATTATGTTGTGAATTCATTTGATAAACTTAGAGACATAATATTTAAAGATGAGCTCTAAGATATTAGACATATTAGCTAAGAGACACGATGAGTGGATTAAAATGGCTAAAAGCTTTAAGCTAAACAATAATGATGCAAAGGAGTTAGTTCAAGAGATGTACCTTAGAATGTATAATTACACTAAGGATGTAAATCGTATTATGTATAATGATAATGAAATAAATACATTTTACATTTATATAACATTAAGGAATTTGTATTACAGTAATTATACAAACTATAAAAAGAAAAAAAAGATTACTGTATTTACAGATATTGATGATGAAAAATACAATTATATTATTAATAATATAGCGTATAATGAAGACGAGATATTACACAATTATAATAAGAAAATTGATCTTGAGGCATTATATAATAAAATAGATAATATAATAGACGATTGGTATTGGTACGATAAAAAATTAACTAAGTTGTATTTGAATACCGAAATGAGTATGCGAGACATAAGCAAAGAAACTAAAATAAGTTTAAGTTCAATATTTAATACATTAACAAATGCAAAAGAAAAAATTAGACAAGAAAGCAAAGAAGAGTACAAAAAGTACAAAAGCTAAAGGTTTAGGCGATACAGTCGAACAAGTGTTAGAAGCTACTGGAATAGCTAAAGTAGCTAAGTGGGCACTTGGTGAAGATTGTGGCTGTGATGAACGTAAAGCTAAACTAAATTACTTATTCCCTTATTATCAGCCAGAGTGTTTAACGGAAGACGAATACAATATTTTAGATAAATATTATACTGAGGCAAAACCAACTGTAACGCCAGAAAAACAACAAGAGTTACTTACTATATACAATAGGGTTTTTCATCAAAAAATGAATTTAACAAGTTGTTCGTCATGCTTTAAAAACAACTTACATAAGAAATTAGAACGAGTGTATAAAGAATATAATATATAATTATGCCATTTTTAAAACCAAAGAAATACGAAGAGAAAGCTACGTTCATGGCAAGGTTCATGAACAATGCTAAAATGATCTTAGAATACCCAGATACTAAACAACGTTATGCAGTAGGCATGGATGTTTGGAAAAAGAATTTTATGTAATAGTTGTATAAGTCATTTCTTTTATTAACTTTGTAAGTGAATAACAAAGAGAATATGAAAGCAATACTTTATACACTAATTTTATTTACATTGTTTAACTGCTCAGATAACTGCGATTTAAGTCACTATCCTTCGGCTCCTTACTTTGATGAACCTTATCATGCAGAGTACGGAGACAATACCGTAAAATATATTTATTTATGCAGAGACGGTTCTAATAGTGAGGTTTACACTTACTATATAGAAGGAGGTTGTTGGGAGTATTACGTTTCATATCAGTATAACTATAATTGTAATTAATATGAAAGAACCAATAATCACACTAGACAATGAGATGCATGATAGACATGAGCTCACACAAAAAGCAATTCAAGATAGCTTTTATTATGGCTACTTAGCAAAAGCTTGTTTATCAAGTAGTGCAATAAGTCAACTACTTAAATCACCATTAGAATACTTAAATCAAATAAACCTGCCTACTGAATCAGATGCACTAGCTCAAGGATATTTATTTCATGCTAGTATATTAGAAGAGGATAAATTTAACGAGTGTTTATTCTTAGATGTAAAGACAAAGGCAAATAAAGAATATAAACTTGCCAAAGAAGAAAGGTGGGATGTCTTTACTGTAAAGGATAGAGACAAAGCATTAAGATTAAGAGATAGATTTTATAATTGTAAACCTGCAAGTGAACTTATAGAGAATAGTGAGTTTGAAGTGCCTATGGTTAATAATTTAATGGGATACCCTTTTAGAGCTAAGGCAGATGTTTTAGGTCAGTATTTAATAGATTTAAAGACAACTCAAGTTTTATCGGCATTTAAGTACAGTGCCAATAAATATAATTATGATAGTCAATGTTACATATATTGTAACCTGTTTGGTAAAAGTTATAAAGATTTTAAATACATTGTTATAGATAAATCACCAACAAATGAAATTGGTATTTTTAATGTCAGCGAAAATTTCTATTTTAGTGGTGAGCAAAAAGTTGAGTATGCTATAAAAGTATATGAAAACTATATTAAGAATGAATTTGATTTAGAAAACTACCTAGTAGAAGACACTTTATAAATGGAAAATGAATATTTAGATTACTTAGATTGTTATGAAGACACTCTATTATGTCTAAAGAAAAGAGTAATAACAGAAAACGAAATACCTATATTAATCGAGCAATACGAATTAGAAGAGCATTATGAATGTTGCAGTGCAATGTTACACGCTTTAGAGGATTACAAAGCTCATCAAAATTATTTAACATGATTTCACCAAAACACATAATAGAAAAAATAGTTGAACTATCTAGGATCAATGTATTTGAGAATACTAGAAAAAGAGAATATGTAGAAGTACGATCTTTATTAAATCATATACTTTATAATCACAAACGAATGACTTTGTTTAGAATTGTAAGAATATATAAAAAGTATGGATGGGAAGTTAATCACGCTACTATATTACATTCATTAAGAACTTATGAGGTTCATAAGAATTACAATAAAGATTTAATAGTATGGGAACAAAAGATTGTTGACAAAATAAACAAAATGGATAATTATAGTAAAAGAGAATATATTAAAAGCAAAGTAAATTATCTTAACAATAAAGACGTTGATGAGTTAACTATGGTTATTAGCAATATGGTTGATAAAGAATTACAGTATGCAGAATAAATACAGGAAGCTTTTACAAAAGGAATCGCCTAACTTATACAAGAGTTATGAGAATATTGTTGAAGAGCAGTTTGAACTCTTTGCTAAAAAACAATTAGATTATGGCATTAGTAATATAAGCACTGGTGCAAACTTAGAAACTAAGGAAGGGTAAAGATTTTGCTTTACATGGTTTGTGGTTTAGAATGAACGACAAAATAAGTCGTTGGAAAAACTTAATAATTAAGAATCGTAAAGGGAATAACGAAACCCTCTTAGATACATATCAGGATTTAGGCAATTACTCTATTATATGCCAACTAATTAAAAAAGGTTTATGGAAGGAGTAGACAACGAAAACAAAAAGAAAAAAGACGGAAGAGCAAACAACGGTGCTTTAAAAGGTATTTACAGAGGACAAGGACGACCACCAAAGGCAAGAGAAAAAAAGCTAGGTAACTATGCTTTGGGAGCTATGAAAAAGGTGTTTGGTAGTGAAGAGAAGGCGTGGCTAGAACTAGCTAAACAAGCTCAAGATAGTTTCCCTCACATGAGATTACTTTGGGAATATAAGTACGGTAAACCAAAAGAGTTAAAAGAGTTAAATGTAAAAACAGAAGTTAACATCCCTATTATAGATTTTGCAGATAAGGAAAAAATAATTGACATTGAATCAGAAGATATAAAAGATGAAGAAACTAAACCTCAATAAAAAGTATCAAGCTTTATTTAACTCTCAAAGTCGTTACTTTGTAATTACTGGAGGGAGGGGTTCTGGAAAATCATTTGCTACAAACACATTCTTAGTATTACTTACTTACGAAAAAGGACATAGGATATTATTTACTCGTTATACTATGACCTCAGCAGGTATGTCAATTATACCAGAGTTTATAGAGAAGCTTGAGTTAATGGGCGTACTCGATCAGTTCACTGTAAACAAAACAGAGATCATAAACAATTTAACAGGCAGTTCAATATACTTTAGTGGTATTAGAACATCAAGCGGAGATCAAACGGCAAAGCTTAAATCTATACAAGGTGTAAGTACATTTGTGTTAGACGAAGCAGAAGAGCTAACAGATGAGGAAAGTTTTGATAAGATTGATTTTAGTATTAGGTCGAAGCTCGTTAAGAACAGATGTATATTAATTCTAAACCCTACAACAAAAGAGAACTGGATATACCAAAGGTTTTTTCAAAATAGAGGAGTGCCAGACGGACATAATGGAACTAAAGAAAACATAACTTATATACATACTACATACCAAGATAACTTAGATCACTTGTCTAAATCGTTTGTTAAGCAAATAGATGTAATGAAAGTTAGACGACCAGAGAAGTTTAAACATCAGATTGAAGGAGGATGGTTAGAATCAGCAGAGGGTGTTATATTTAAGCATTGGAACATAGGTAAATTTAATGATGAGATAGATTCAATATTTGGTATGGACATAGGATTTTCAGTTGATCCAAGTGTTTTAGTTGAGGTAGCAATAGATAAAGACAGGAAAGTAATTTGGTTAAAAGAACACTACTATAAAAAAGCATTAAGCACAACACAAATATATGAATTGAATAGACGTTATGCAGGTGGCAATTTAATTGTAATGGACAATTCCGAGCCACGCCTTTTGTCTTCCATAAAGAATAAAGGATTAAATGTAATACCCACCATAAAAAAGAAAGGCAGTATTCTCGCAGGTGTCTCGTTGATGCAGGATCACCAAATAATTATAGATGATAAATCTGTGAATTTAATTCGTGAATTTAATAACTATACTTGGAAGCTTACAGGTGCAATTCCTATTGATAAATTTAATCATGGTATTGATGCCTCAAGATATGCAATTCAATATCTATTAACTAGATCAGTGCCACATGGTAGCTACTTTATTAAATAAAAAATGAAGATAGGAAACGTTTACATATTAGACAAGTACGAACAACAAATTGTTGAACTAAGTGCATATCAAAGAGATAAAAACAAAAGGGATACAGGTTGGCATGGACATAAAACAGTAAACGAAACTGGAGAATTAGATTTAGATATAGTTGGGTTTGGTGCTGAGTTTATATTTTGTAGAGAACTAAATCTATACCCTGACTTTAAAATACATAATACGTCTAAAGTAAATGGAACTGACAATTATGATGCTATATACAAAGGCAAAACTATTGATGTGAAAGTTAATAGAAATCATAAAAATCCTTTGATGATACCTGCCTATGCCAAAACAGATTGTAATTTGTTTGCTCTGTTTAGTTGCATATACCCTAGATATAGATTTGAAGGGTTTGCCACAAACGAAATGGTTTTTGATAAATCTAAACTGAGAATGACTAGAGTCATGGCTTATGTTACTGAAAAAACAGATTTATTAGAGATAACTCAAGTTTTTTAGCATTTTTTTTTATAATTTATTTGGTCAGGTGGAGATAATTAACTAGATTTGTGTATAACTAATAAATAAAACTATGAAAACAATTAAAAACAAACACTACAATTTAAGACAAATATTAATAGAGTACGGTTGCCAAGAATATGGAGATTGTATTGTTGACGATATTTGTAATTTATTTAACTACCCTAACACTTTAACTTATTACCATGAAAGCAAAGAAAGAAATTATTAACAAACACTTTAAACTAAAAAACGATTGGATACAAAACAGTAATCAAAATCGTATGTTAGAACTATTAAATAAACAATTTAAAACAAAGAAATCATGATAGTAAAATTAGCAGTTCATTATGAACAAGAAAGAACAGATAAAAAAGACAATAACAATGGTTTGTTACATGGCATATACCATTATGATGTGCCTAAAAAAAATTTAGATACAGACGATATGTTTAACAATGACATTGTTCATGTTGAATGGTATAAAACAAAATTAGAAAGAAATAAACAATTAAAATTATAACATTATGAGTTGGATAGAAAACGAAACCTTTGATCATTACAGAAAAAGAGTAAATCAAATAGAAAAATCAATTAACCTATTAAGAAGTCATGGCTACACAGTTGTAGATTTAGAAGGCAAAATAGTAGAAGAAAAAGTAGAACAACAATGATAGTTAAAAACACATATACAATAACAGAAAATATGGGTTGTTATGATCTTGAAATAGATTATGAATACTACCATAAAACACCAACACACTTTGATCCATTAGAAGACAGGTTAGACATCAAAGAGGTACGATTAAACGGAATGGACATAACTAAATTTTATTGGGATTATCTTGATGAGGATATGTTTATTGATGTTTATGAGTACGCAACAGAAAACAAATACGAAACAACATGAAAACACAATACAAAGAAGTTATTGACTTTTACAATAATTCAACACCCGCACAACATCAATATTTTTTACAATTAATATCTGACAACATAACATTGTTTAATGCTGAAACAGGAGTGTGTTATGAATTTGATGAAGAGTATATAATAAGTTTTAATGGCACACAACATCAAATAAATATCAAATGAGAAAGTGTAACAAATGTTCGGCAATAATAGAACAGAAAGCTAAACAATTATTCTGTTATAATTGCAAAGGGTATAAGATGCCTTACGAAACTTATAAATTTTATTCACTAGCAAACCAATTTGAAAACAAATAATATGATTGAACACGAACACACAGATACAGATGTTGTAGATACTTTGTATTGGGATTTCCCAAAAGTATTTGACAAAATTATAGAACACTTAGATAATCAAAACAAATAATTATGAGAAAAAAATTTATAAACGGAATACTTAATTTAGCAGGAGATGAATTTGAAAGCAGACAAGATTTAATTCAATTAGCGAAAAAAAACAATAATGAATTAAGAGATATGTTGCTTCACTTTATAGAGAATGAAAGAATGAAAAATTATAAAATAAAAGGATTAAAACATTATTATGAAAGTAAACAGAGTATATAAAACAGTACGCCCAATGAAAAAGTTTGGCAATTTAATAAAGGATTTATTTATGCCTAAACAATCTAATCACTTTTGGATTAGAGTAAAAGAAATCGCAGAAACTAAAGAGGAAAAAGAAGAGCAAATTTATGCCATAATAGAATTATTAAATAATAGAATAGATATAAAACTATGAGTAATTTAAAAGCACACTTACAACAGGATTTACTTGAAGCACATGAGTGTTTTTACAATGTAAATAGAAATATAAATAACTATGTTGTAGATAATCAATACAACAACGAATTTAAAAGAAACCTAGAGAAGCTAGACAATTTCTTTACTTATTGGAACTATCACGCTAAAAACTTAAATAAATAAATATGACACACTTAGAAGATTTAAACCGAATTGAAATCAGACACCTTAGAGATATGAATCAAATATTAAAATCTGAGATCATGAAGCTAAAGAATGTGAATCGAACACTACAAGCCACTGTTGAATTATATCTACAACAACAAGAACAAGAATATAAAGAAAGCAAAGTTTGAGAACGTTAACGTTTGAAATAAAAGAAGTAGGACAAGAGCCATACCAAAAGCAATTCAATACTGATAGGTCAATTCAATGGACAGTTCAACAATATTCAAGGCACAGAGCAATTCAATACATGAATTTAATACAGGAATAAATTTAATACCTTTGAATTCAATATAAATTCAATATACATAAATTTAATACGTTTTGTTTGTTTGTTTGCCCTCCTGCATTTTGTAGGGGGGTTTTTTGTTGGATAACTTGCAAAGCTAAAAACAATAAAAGCAAGAAAGCAAACTAATGTTCTTATTTAGAATTAATATAAATTAATAGTTATTAACGCACTTTGTGAATTATTTATATATATTTGTGTAAACATTAAAACAAACAATATGAATATTTGGAAAAACATTAAGGGAAATTATGGTAAATTTTTTATTGCAGAATTACATAATATATTAACTAATATTGTGAATAATTATTAACTAAATAAATAAACAATATGAAAACAATTCACAAACTTTTTATCGATGCCTTAGTAATAATTTCTTTTATTACGTTCGCCTTTGTTATGGTGGCATCTCTTATAATTTTAACTAAACTATTTATATAATGAAAACAAAAAGAATTAACGAATTAAACAACCTTTATGCAGTGCCAAAGGGCAAAGTATATAAAGTAAAAAGAAACGCCCCAAAAAGCATCTTAAAACGCTTTATTTTAAGTGATTTGTTTATTAAAGTATTTGTTTATACAAGTGCTTTTATTTTAACCCTTTTATTAACCCTAGAAATATAAAACAATGAAAACAAAAGAACAGACAAAACAAATTCACGAAATTAAAAATTATAGAAAATTTAATATTTCAGTTTTACACCCTACTAACAACATAGGAACAAGAGTAAAAATAACCGAACCAAAAAGATATAACACAGACAAAACAAGAAAAGTAATTTTATCTTATGATTATGAAATTGGGGACATTGCCCAGCAAGGTTTGAATTATTTAATAGAAAAAGGTTTTAAACCTGTTGCTAGATGTTCAGAATATAAATATTATACTATTCTCTGCGATAGTTGGGGAAATGATTTTATTGAATTAAATTAAGATTATGAATTTATATTATAACAACTTAAAACAATTACAAAAAATATACAATACTACTTGCAACGCTTACGAGTGGAAAATTAACATGCTAGAAAAAGAAATAAAAGAACTTAAAAACAAAATAAAATAAACATTATGAAAACATTTAAAACATTTAACGAAGCAATAGAACATATTAAATTAAAATGTGCTTATTTAGAAATAGATTCTAAAATATTTATACAATATCTTAAAAAAAATAGTGTTGTTAAATTAGATGGCACCTTTTATTTTATAGATGAATATAACTTATTAAACTAACATTATGCACCGACTAGAAAAAAACATACTGCACCATGCAAATAAAAGAAGAGAACAAAGAAACTTAAATTGTTTATGTTGTAACGAACCAATGATTAAGATAGGCACTAAAGTCAAGATAGTAGATAATTTTGAAGAGCACCCAAACTATAAACTAAATACTATCTTACAAATAATAGAACATGATGAAGATGGATATTACATTTTAAATAATGGTTCTTGTTGTTCAGAGGGCGAAATTGAAACAATAAATTAAATTATATTAATATGAAAACAGAACAAAGAAAGTATTTTATAAATGATGTTATTAACGCAGGATATAATATTGAGCCGTTAACCTGTTTAAATTGTAACAGTCAAGAAGTAACATTTAACCAACATTTAAATGATGCTTACTGTTCAGAATGCGGAACATGGCAAACTGAATAAATTAAATTATATTAATCTTTTATCGCCTTTTATTAAAAATTAACCTCCTTTTCAGGGGGTTTTTTTATTCCTCACATTTTGTTAGATTCCTGACATTTAGTTAATTATGATTAATTAAATATTGAAAATATATATTTCTTTTCTTAATCAGCTCTACAAAGCCATATTTAGCTATCTAACGTTAGATTTAACACACTTTAATTGCATAGTGGTATATTCATATACCTTGATCAATTTAAATGCATTAGAACGCTTTAAAATGATTATTATTTATTTTATATCTTATTTTTATGTAATATTTAGACACTCTACCTGTTTTGCACCCGTGTGGTGTAAGGAACTAACTTTCTCTACACTTCATACTTTCCATCTGACACTTGTATATCCTTTATGAATTCAATACCTTTATAAATCTAATACCTTATGGCACGCAAAAAAAACAAACTTGTAACTTACGATGAGAATTATCTTAGGCACATATCCTTTTGCATAGACAACAACATAAAGATATATGCCGTGCCAAAGAATCAACGAGAATATTATGTTGAAGTAAATGATAATGGTAAAATAGTTCGTTCACCAGAACCTTATGGATTAAAACAATGGAGTGATAAGATCATAGAGCTATATACATTCTACTACTACAAACATAACCCAACCGACAAATAGTCAGATAATTTATATTATATATATATTACATAGTGTATTATATTACATAATGTATTATATTGCATAGTGTATTATATTACATAGTGTATTATATACATAGTGTAATACATAATGTATATATACATATATATTACATATATATCTGACATATATTCAGTTGGAATAAGTAAAGTACAAAAACAATCTAAATTATTATTTATTATATGGCACTAAAACAAATTGAACTAGAAGTACCAACAACTCTATCTGACATTAAACTTTGGCAATACCAAAAGTATATGAAAATCTTAGAGCAAAATAAAATAGAAGATGCCGAAGATCAAGATCAGGTAATGGATTTCTTAAACATGAAACTTGTTGAGATATTTTGTAACGTATCTCTTATTGATGTAAGCAAGATACCGTTAAACGAATACAATAAAATACTAGAAATATTAAATAAGGCATTTCAAGAAAAACCTAAGCTTGTGCAAAGATTTGACTTGCTTGATGTTGATATGGGATTTATACCCAAACTTGACGACATCACACTTGGCGAATATGTAGATATTGAATCAAACATTTCTGATTGGCAAAAAATGCACAAAGCTATGGCTGTATTGTATCGTCCAGTTAATTTTAAAGTTAAAGATAAGTATGGAATTGCACCGTACAAGGTTAATGAAGAAACGCAAGAGCTAATGAAAGAAATGCCATTAGATGTTGCAATGAGTTCGATGGTTTTTTTTTACGATTTAGGGAAGGAGTTGCTGGGAGCTATACCGAAATATTTGGAGGCGAATTTGAAGAAAGAGGGTATGCAGACGCTAGACAAGCATTTGGAAAAAAATGGGGGTGGTATCAATCAATTTATGCACTCGCTAAAGGAGATGTCAGAAACTTCAATGCAGTTACCGAACTTCCACTCTACCAATGTTTAAATTACTTAGCATTTGAAAAAGAGAAAATAGATATAGAACAACAAGAAATAAAAAAAGCATATAAAAAATGACAGGTTTTTACGACATACTAGATAAATTAAAAACATATCTACAAGGCAACAACAATGTTAACACAGTTACATTTGGAGATATATTTGAAGTTGATCTTGCTAAACAAACTATATTTCCATTATCTCACATAATTGTAAATAGTTGTACATTTCAAGATCATGTTGTAGTATTTAATTTACAAATATTATGCATGGATATTGTAAATGAAACTAAAGAAGATAAGAAAGATTTAAATAACTACTTTCACGACATAAACAACAAACAAGATGTGTTAAACACTCAGTTTGCCGTAGTTAATGGATTACAATCTGCACTAAGAAGAGGTGAGTTGTTTTCTGATTTGTATCAAATAGATACAGATTACA